CTCGCGCCGGCTGTCGGCAGACAACACAGCGGCGGACGACTGGAGCACGACCGACGGCGGGGGGATGACGACGGCGGGCGTCGGCGGCCCGATGACGGGGCGGGGAGCACATCTCCTGATCATTGACGACCCCGTCAAGAACGCAGAAGAGGCATTGAGCCAGACCACCCGGAACAATCATTGGGACTGGTGGCAGTCGACGGCATCGACGCGATTGGAGCCCGGGGGGAAGACGATCGGGATCATGACCCGATGGCATGAAGACGACATCTTCGGTCGGCTGCTGAAGGCTGGCGGGGCGATCCGGCGATTGACGTTGCCAGCGATTGCGGAGGGCGGCGATCCACTCGGGAGGCAGCCGGGGGAGGCCCTCTGGCCTGAGCGATACCCGGCTGACAGGCTGCGGGAGATGCAGGCCCAACGGTCGGAATACTGGTGGCGGGCAATGTACCAGCAGAGGCCCGGCAAGTGGGGCGAATCGAAGTGGGGCCAGTACCTCGGCGATCGATGCATGGCTGCCCGGTGGCCTGAAGCGTTCGATGTGGGTGTGGTGGCTGTCGATCCGAGCCTAGGGGCTGATGACCGCAAGGGCGACTACTCGGCCATCGTCTTCGTCGGGCGGTCTGGTGGTCGGCTGTGGATCGACGCGGACATCAGGCGGAGAGCGGAGACGGAGATTGCCGTTGATGCCGTGGCGATGTACCAGCGGCATCAGGCAAACTTGATGGTGCTGGAGGGCAACGGTTTCCAGCGGGTGCTGGGCGAGTCTTTCCAAAGTGCGGCCATGTCTGCCGGTGCGATGATGCCCCTCCAGACGATCGTCAACACGGGCAACAAAGTGCTGCGGGTGTCGAGCCTCGGCCCACTGCTGGCGGCTGATCTGTTCCGCTTCCGAGACACCCCGGGGACGCGGCTACTCTTGGATCAACTCGGCGAGTTCCCGCGGGGGGATCACGACGACGGGCCAGACGCTTTGGAAATGGCGGTCCGGTGCCTCAATGGCATGGTCGGCGAGCCTGAGGACGCGGAGGATGTTGCATGGAGCGGGTAGAGCGACGGCATCCCTGCGGCATGGTTCGGTGTTCGTGCGGGGCGATGACTCGGGTAAGATCGAGCACACAGGGCGTGGAGTATCGCGAATGTCAGCGATGCGGGCGCAAGATCAAGACACTGCGGATACAGGAGCGGCGACATGAGCGAGGCATTGGCGAGACTGTTTGAGGCGTTTGTTCCGGAGACGATCGACAGGAGAGGCTACCTGTACGACGATCCCACGTTCGGGTATCCGTCGGCGGTCAACCCGTTCACGAGCCTCACCGATCGAGCGGACGGCCGTTACAAGCCGTACTATGACACTGAGATTGACTTATCATACATCCGGGGGGCGGCCCGCAATCTGGGGCTCCTGACGCCTGTCAGCACAGCGGCGTTGGATCGGCTGGCGGAGTACACCTTTGGCCCGGGGTTCGTGTTCACGGCCCAATCCCAGGATGAGGGGCTGGCTGATCTGTGCCAGCGGATCATCGATCGGTTCTGCGATGTCCACGACATGACGGGCAGCCTCGATCGAGAACTCCACCACCGCAGCCGAGAGGATGGGGAGGCGTTCGCGTATCTCGAACCCGGATTGACGGGAGCCCCTACGCTGTGCGTGCTGGAGCCCGACCAGATCCGCGAGCCGGGCAACGTGCGGCAACTGGAGGACTGGCTGGACGACTACGATGGCCCCACGTCGTGGAGTTTCGGCATTCGCACGCCAGAGCGCCGGCCGGACATGCCCCTTGGCTATCACGTCACACGCGACGATGGGGGGATGGACTGGGACTATGTGCCTGAGCGGCGGATGCTCCACATCTCCAGAGGGAGCCCGCGCAATGCAAAGCGGGGTGTGAGTGATCTGTTCCTGATCGTCGAAGAGATCGCCAGAGAGGCCAAACTTCGCCGCAACATGGCCGAAGGTGCTGCTCTTCAGGCGGCCATCGCGTGGATCTTGGAGGCTCCCCCGGGCACGTCACAGGCCAGCATCCAGACGCTGGGGGCGAGTGATGCGGTGGCCCAGTACGGTCGGCAGGTGATCGGCGGCGGGCAGAAGCAGCAGAGAGTTCAGCAATACAAGCCGGGCACGATCCTCAAGCCGAGCCCGGGGCTGGTCTACAAGCCGGGGCCGATGGGTGCGGAACGTAACGATGGTTTCCTGGCCGTCTCCCAACAACTCCTGCGGATCGTCGGCGTGCGATGGGCGATGCCGGAGTACATGGTGTCGGGAGATGCCAGCAACGCCAACTACGCCTCCACCCTCGTGGCCGAGTCTCCCTTCGTCAAAGCCCGTGAGGCGGATCAATCGTTCTACGCCCGGGCGCTCGAGGGGTTGTTGTGGAAGGTGCTGCGATTCGAGTGGGAGCGGGGGATCTTGCCTCAGCGGCCATGGCAGGAGATCGAGGCATTGGTGGACATCAACACGGAGATGCCCAGCGTGGCATCCCGCAACCCGCAAGAGTTGGCCAACGTGCAGGCCATCCAGATGCAGAGCGGTCTGTTGAGCAAGAAGACGGCTGCGACTCAGGCGGGGCTGGACTGGAAGCAGGAGCAGGCGAACCGAGCGGAGGAGGCTCCCCCACCTGCGGCCCCCGTTGTGTCTACCACGGTAGACAAATTTGCCGAAGCGGAAGACAGCTACGATGCCCCTGAAGCCGCACGGAATAACGCGAAGAAGGTGCTGCGATGGCGTGACGAATACGGCGACGCGGTGGCGGGGATGACTCCGGTCGGATGGACTCGTGCGAATCAACTGGCCAGCGGGGAGCGACTCTCCCGCGAGACGGTCGGACGAATGGCGTCATTCTTCGGGCGTCACGAGAAGAATAAGGCGGTAGCTCCCGAGTACAAGAATGAGCCGTGGCGAGACGCGGGCTATGTCGCGTGGCTGGGCTGGGGCGGGGACACGGGGGCACAATGGGCGGCGGGCATCGTCGGCAATGTCTCCGAGTCGTGCGACTGTTCGGCCTGCGGTTCGGTCGAGAATGCGGGCACGCTTCAAGCGGCGATCGTCGCGGCATTGGAGAGCGTCAGCACCCTGCCCGAAGCCAAGGCTGTTCTCGCAACTCTGCAAGAGAATTGCGGAATCGGCGCGAGCGGATTTCAGCCTGGCAATCAGTGTGCGGGCGGTGGTGGCGGCGGCGGCGATTCTCTGTCGGCTTCTGTAAAAAAAAAGACACCCAAACAAAAGCCGACAGCGACGCAGATCAATGCCGTGAAGGACTATACGACGGACAAATTCCAGAAAGTGAACTCTGAACTGCGGTCTGGAAAAATCAGCGGGGATACACAAAAGATTGCCAAGTCACTTGACGGCTACTTGGAGCGAGCGCCAAAAAAACCGGGTCGGACATTACGATCATTCCAGATTGATACTGAGACTGAAACAGGCCGAAAGATTGCGTCCATGTTGCAGACCGGAGGAACATTCACCGACGATGCCTATATCTCGACACGAGCCAAAGCAATGTCTGGAGAGGCGGAAGCATTCAAGAGCAAGGACACCTACAAAGGCAATGTAATCATGGTCGTAAACGGTAAAAGCGGCGTTGATATTACAGGCGTATCAATGCAGGGTCGCACAGAGGCTGAGGTGTTGTATCCTCGCGGCACGAAGTTTAAGGTGACGAAGGCCATTCAAACGCCCAGTGGCGGCATCCTGGCAGAGATTAGCGAGATTCCCAGTGAGTGAACTAAACGACCGAATGGGCGTTGAGAGGGACTTCGCCCGGCGACTGTCGCGACTGACAGCACGGCAGCGGAGGGAACTGCGGGAGTTGCTGGGAGACCCGCCCGATCCGTCGCGTGTGTCTGCGGCCGACTGGGCACGATGGGAGGATGAGCGGCGGAAGGAACTCACGCTTATCCTTCTTGCGGTGTTTCTCGCGACGTTCGCACAGCATGCCGACGAAATGCTTCCCGGTGCCGTGGACGACTCGACAGCCCTCGAAGTCAACCGGCAGGCACTGCTACAAGCCGGGGCGATGGCGGCAGACTCGGCGGCATCGTCGATTGGTGCAGCCCGGGACATCGTCACAACTTCGGGCGAGGTGCTGGCGACAGGCACAGCGGCAGACGTTGAGGCGGTGCTGTCGCGAGCCCTCGGGCCAGACCGTGACGCAGTGACCGCTGCGACCCTGACCACGCAGGCCCAGACACGCGGGACGAATGCCGCACGGATTCCACTGGAGCGGGCAGGGTTCAACATGGTGACCCGCTGGATCACCGAGAAGGACGATCGGGTCTGCCCACTCTGTCTACCGCTGCACAACAAGGTGCCGGACTTGTGGGGGTTGGTGCTGGAGAACGCATTGGCACCTGGCGGGAGTCGGGCACAAGATGAAGTGATCGCGAACGGTGGCCCGCCGGCGCACCCAAACTGCCGGTGCTATCTGAAGACGCAAGCCGAGCCCAAAGCAACACGCGAGCGATTCTAGCCTTGTTTTCAGGCACAAAACGCAACGGGGCGACCTTAGGCTAAATTTAGCCGCAGGTCTGTCTTTTGTACGAAGCCCCCGATTGCCCTTGTTCGATCGTCTCCCGCATCCATAATCGGGAGACATGAGACGACACCTCCGCGAACAGACAGCGATTGCCCCCAGCCGGATCGACAGGGATTCCGGCTTGATCGAGGGTGTGCGGATTCTCGGGCCGACTTCTCGCAACGGGCGGACGTACTCCCCCAAGGCGATGGAGCAAGCGGCCCGCCTGTACGAGGGTGCCCCGGTCA